AACAGTTGTTGATTTGTGTTCTGGCGTGTGCTCTTCCGTTCCTGCGTGTTTTTTTTTTTTTTTTGTATAAAATATGTGATATAATAACACATAGAAACATAGAACATAATTCAGAAAAAATCTCAAACTGTTCATAGAGGTAAAAGGAAGTAAAAAGATCTATTGTCGGTAGCATAGGTCGGCCATTGCCGCTCTCTCTCATATTCCGTTCTCTCGTTCATTGCATAAGCTTGGCTCTGCAGATCGGTAAGTCGGGGGAACTCTTGGTTCTTGAGTTGCTCGAGGATCTCGTCCTGTCCTGTTCGTTGTAACCATCTCAAAACTTTCCACTTTGGTTGAATTTCTCGATCAATAACTATCTTCTCATACACTGTTCTGCATAAGGAGTAGAATCGTTCGTTCTGTCCAAGTGACGCTTGAGCAAGGCCAATGGCTGAGGCTGCGAGCCTGCCATAGTCTTGTGGTCGTTCGGGGAAAAACAAATGTCGAAGTAGATCTTCATCTGTTCGATATGCTATTCCCATCCGGTTGAAGTAACTAAGGACTGACATTCCTGTAACTTTCCGTTGTATCTGTGACTTTTTGATATTTAGCTTAGCGTTAAAGTAGTGCATTGCACTGTCTTCAAGCTGGTCAAGGAAGTTATTCCCATATAGCTGAAACATCCTTTCAAAAAAGGCGACAATTGAGTCGTCTCCTTGAAATCTAGCCCAGAAGTGTTCGGAGTCAACATTGATTCCAAGTGATAGTAAACATGTGTATAACATGATCGCGTTCGCGAATGTGTCCATCAGTTGGGTCTGTTGATATCCAGCGCCGAATCCGTTCCAATTCCATTTCCAGAGTTGACCGTTAGGTAACATGATGGGCGTACCAGTTATGGCTGCGCACATCCATTCCCATAGTCGCTCGATTCGTTTCGAGTCTGAAGGGTTGGCGTTCGGATATTGTGAGGTGGGTTCGTACTTCTCGAAATCAAAATATGATCTCCAGATGTCGTGAACTATCCTTATCAGCTGATGAAGCAAACGCTTATCAAACTGTGACCAATCTATTCCTAGAAAAGTCGAAGGTGGTCCATTGGCGAAAATCTCTCTTAAGAGTTTTCTCCAGCCTCCTCTGCTCATTTCTCTTCCCCAAAGCATTCTTCCACGTGTTGTGTTGAGATAGGTCGCTTGTAGTGGCCAGATGAATGGAAGTTCAGTCTGTAGTAG